GCCCACCACACCACTGTACTATCGGCCGCCCGCGCAGACCCATCATTAAGAGTCGTTGTATCTTGTACTTCTAATCTTACGTTGAGAGACTGACCTAATAGGGGGTGTTCTAATATGAATGGTCCAATAGCAAAAGAATTATGAAATTCTCCAAACGTCTCCAACCATTCTGTTCCTTCTGCAACCAATGAAATCCCATCCGTATCAATAACTTTAACGACCACACTTCCAGTAATTTGATCTATCCCAAATAAACCAACAGCCGGATCTGCATAAAGTGAAATGAACCCCCACACCATTGAATTTCCATTTGAGTTAATTGGGGTATAATCTAATTCTGACCCCCCCAGAACAACTACTGGATCTGTTCCAATAATATTTACATAGAAATCTTCTTGTGTGTGAGTTGTAATATCAAATAGACTAGGAGTCACTCCTAATTTTTCTGAGTATGGGGTTGTTGTACCGTCTTTTCTAATTCCTCGTACTCTTACAAAGGTTGTAGCGGTTAACCCATCAAGTACTGTAATTATACCGAAAGTAGGAAAAGTGTCAAAAGTACTAAAATTTTGTGTTGTAGAAACATCTACCTCATAGAAATTAATTCTCTGGTCTGGTAGGGGATCCCATTCAATAACTGCCCCACGAATTGTTGCGCGTACAGTTAAAACAGGAATAGGTAAAGTTTGGTCTACTTTTCGTTTTAGTAAAGATAATGAAGACTCTAAACTTGATAGTTCTTTTGAGTCCTGCATTTCTAATAATGCACGTTCAAACTCCTGTTGCTGGCTGTGTGTGAAGTTTGTAAATCGTTTCGCGAATGTTCTTAAAAAGTCCGTTCCGGCCATGTTTAACTCGTTAATACTTCAAAAATATTAAAATTCTTTGTTGTAATTGTTGCTGGAGAGCCATAAACCACAGAAGAAATTGGGTCGGCATCGTCTGAGTCCGCCGGAGTATCATTAAAAATCCAGTCATTAGGCTCGGGGTGCCAATTAATAACCCGGGCCTTTAATTGAATTACGTTAGAGCCTGCAACTAAAGTTGAAAGTTTTTGTACAAACGCTCCCCTACGAATTAATTTAAATGGGCCAGTCATAAGTAAGGAATCGGGCGTCGTAAAGTCCCCGATATCCGCTGTTTTTACTTCTAGAATAGACCCGAGAGGGAACGCTGCGGTATTATTTGTCCCATAAGATGTAACAAAAAAATTTTGTCCAACTTGGTTATCTTCTACAATCCATTGAAGTTCTACGTCCGTCCATTCAACATTATATATTGGACTCCCAGTTACATTAATAGAGATTTCATAATCTATAGAGTAATACGCTCTCCCTCCAATTGCATTATAGTCTATTTCAAAAATAGGCTGGAATTCCTCTGATAGAAAGATAGGCGCCGTAAACGCTGACCCATCAAAATATCCATACGCCTGTGAGAATGGAACAACCGCTACAATATTATTAGACCAGGGGCCGAATAATTGATTTTTTGTAACAACTCGGATCCGTATATAATAGGTTCGTCCATCTAATAAGTTTGGGAACACATAGAAAGGATCGGATGTAACAAATGAATCTAAATTTGCGAAATTTGGTGTCTCACTAATTTGGGTTTCATAAAATAAAAATTGTTTGAGTCCTTTGGGCGCGGCCCATGCTAATCGGATTTCTCGATACTCTACCTCAGAATTAATATCCTGATCTGGAATCTTTGGTATGAATGGAGAGAACACTCTTTTATTAGATTGAGAAACCTGAGCAGCGAGACTAGAATTGAATGCATTTTCAAGATGAGCAACAAATAATCTTAACTGAGAGTGACGACCGGGTGTCCACTCTTTAAGGTTATTAGTCTCTTGGTTTGGAAATGCTCGTCTGTATTCGGACATTATGTAACACTTTTAACATTAATTACCTGCCCTGGGAATGGGTGAAGTTGAGCAGCGATTCGAATGCCAGTAATTCGACAATCTACATCGGCTTCATTGTTCTCAACTGTAATTCTTACAAACTCTCCAGGGTGAAAATTAGGCTTAAGGGATTGTCGGATAAGTGAGTTATTTGTCCCAAATGTCATAACCACATCTTGAGAATCAAGAGCTTGAACCTGCGAGGAGCCCTCAGCAGATTCAACCGTTACCGTCCAGTTAATTGCTGTATTATTTTCTACACGTATTTCAATATAGCGTGGTTGTACTCGACCCGAGAAACCTCCTTCTTGACCGAGGGGCCCACCCAAACGTAGATAAGGGGTCTGGAATTTAGTTTTAATAGGGGTTGAAGATCCGGTCGGACCCGTCCAGTTAAGTTGGCCTTCGGTAAAGAACTCATAAACCATACCAGAATCGTCCGAAGCATATAGATGGAAATCACTATTCGTGTCTTCAATTTCAACGGTATCTAGAATATTTATATCTGAAGGAATATTTAATGTAGTCCAATAACCTTTTGTTACATCATCAATAGAGTATTGATATGAAAAAATACTATCATATTCAGGAATCGGCGATGTAGTATCTGGGTTAAACTGGAGGATAACATTTCTTCTTTTACTGTGGGTTGTGTGCATTAAATCAATATTTTTCTTTGGTAATGCGTCATACTTATCTCTAATCGGTTCACTAATTTTTTCTGTATTATTACCATCAAACAGACGAAGCCCATCTTTGTCAACCGCATAACCAACCATACGACTCTTTCCTGCGGCCCTCCGACCTACACATCCCATATTATCAACAAGCTTGTCTACAGCGAAATCGGGGTTATCCCCCATAACTTGCCACTTTCCTGTTTCTGTTTCCACAATTAAGGTAGAATATGTTTCATAAATCGCGGTAATTTTATCATCTAGTTGGAACTCATTAAGTAGAGGCCAGCTTTCTAGTTCATTAACTTCACTATAATATAGAGAATTGGGGTTCTGCGGATCTCCGGCCATGAAACCAGTATCCTTCCATACCTTGAAAATTCCTACTTTAGGTGGGGGGCTGTTATCATCAGAGAAATCCCCAACCTGTGGTGGGGTAGACGTTCCTAGACTGCCGTCAGGAATGATATCTGTATAGGTAGTCGCTGAGTTGTTTTCAATTCGATCTAAGAATAAGAATAAACTACCTCCGGCTACAGTTCTATAAATTTGTCTCGCAGTAACCTGAAGATCCTCAGATACGGGGATATTTGTTAAATCAATTTGTGCATGGCTGGCGGCTGTAACCGCAGCACTGGCAGGACCGGCGTTAGATTCCTGTCCATACTTGGAAACATAGGTTACAACATACTGATAAACCCCTGTTTGCGTCCCAACCCCAGAAACGGTTGCAATAGGGTTACCCTCGTCCAAACTATGGAATCTATCTAGACGAATTCCCGTGCGCGTGTGAGTCTCATCATTAAGTCTGAAGTCCCAACGCACCCTCTTAATAGTTTGATCTTCAGGATAAAAGTGTCCCCTTGGACCAACAGGGGCCCCACTGAAGTCGAGGTTTAGTTTATTCCACCCCTCAACTAATTCACCAATAGCGAAGTAGAACTTCCAGTGGTTATTTTCAACGGTGTCACCATCTGGGCTAACCCAAACAGCCATCGCAGCTTCTCCAGTATTAAATGAACTAGGGTCGATGCTGTCGGCCGTTAATTGTCCTCTTGGGATGTATGTGAAGAAGCTCACTCTATTAGCCGCAGTATACTGCGAGGGTCTAGCGTCGGAGCTTGCATAAAATTGGTTGTCTAACTTCTTTTCAATATAGAATAATCTAGAACCCGCTACATCTTTATCAATTCTAGTAGATGCACCGTCCCATGTAATAGTACTATCATCCGTAACAGTCATTTGACTGGCTGGTTTAGTCTGAAAAGTAGAAGACGTATTGAAGGATTCTCGAACTGTTTGAGTGCCGCCCGGAGCTGTAAGGCCCCAATTGGTAATTACCGCACCGTCGTATTTTACAAGATCATCCCCCTGTCCTACTAGATCTGGATTTTGATTTGTAATATATGTGAATTTTTCGTGCTGGTCTGATGAATGAAAAAGATCCGCCGTCCTACCCGTCTTCAGCGTAGTAATACTACTACCGTCGATTCTACCAAGAATCGTACCTGCTGCGACTAAAGTATGACGAAGGATCTGACCATCGAGATCTGAAGTTTTGTAAAAATCAATCCACGGAATTTTTTGAATTACACCATTTTCCGCGTACTGTGTAGATAATATTCGAGTGTTGCCCTTAACTTTTGTTAGGGCACCATAAGTTTCAAAGAGATCACAATTTTCGGCAATACGAAGTTGTTCAGCCTGAAGAATATCAGGACTAGACTTTGTAAATAGACCTTTAAAGTTTAAAAGATCAATATATGGTAATGTGGGAAGGCCCATTAATTACGTTGATCCTCCAGGGAGTAGTCCTTTATTTTTATAATCATCTCTAATTTTCTTTGCTGCGCGCATTTGTGATTGAAAGTCTTTATAATCCGCAAGAGTTCCAAGCACACTTAATTTACCGGCCGACCGGCGCCCGATGCGCCCAGCCCGTTCAGCAACGGCTTTGGCTTTTTTTAAATCAATACTTTGAAATGGATTTGATCGAGATCTCATCCCGGTAACTCGATGCCCGTGTACTATATCAGCTTTAGGATAGGGTTTACTAAGAGCGACGGCTGCTTCTTTTACAAATTTCGGGTCCATCGCCTTATTTTTAGCTACTTTATGCACTTCTTCGAATGCACCGGAATCTCCCTTTCGGCGAGCGGCCTCTGCATGTGGGGTGCTTACAACCCCTTCAATTTCAATATTTCCTTTGAAATTATTTTGAGGCTTGGAATACGCACCGATCCCCTCTACGCTCTGGGATCCTCTAGAAGCCTTAAATTTAAATGGTGAACGTCCTAATAACTGTCGATCAAAATCATCTACTCCACCCTTAAGGGGGGTTGTTTTAACCCTAGTTTCGAGAAGATCAGCAGCCCGCTGGGATAGCTTACGCGAGATACGTGCCTTTTGGGTTGGACTATAAACACCTTCTAGGTCTTTAATCGAAGACATTTATGCATCCAAATAAGAAGGAATAAATGGGATTACTTTCTGAGTGGATACCATTCTACCGTCTATAAAACGTTCCCACTTCACTTGCCACTCCATACGCTGTCGTTGTACACTATCCATTTGACCAGGACTAGATTCTAGATATCTTTCCGCGTCCATTGCCACAACGACCGTATCAAGTACCAATATTTCATCTAGCATCGCAGGAAAATCCGAATGAAGGGTGTCCCCATCATCAATTAACTCTTCAGGAATACCAGTATACTCAATACGTAGACCGTTTGTAATACTCTGAGTTGAAGCAGGCTCTAACATAAAACCCGAACCTACCGGACGGTAGTCGGGCAACCATTCATCACCCCCAGCACTGGGGATGTTAAGACTGGCAAAGTGTCTTTCTTCTCTTTGTATAGGAACGCGCCGACCGTCAGCTCTAACGATTTCCATTTTGAAAAGTCGTTGAAAACTTGAGGGCCAAGCATATCTATTTTGATTTGCTACAATATCGCGTGTTGCTACAATTGTAAAATAACCTTCGTGGGCCATTTCTAACTCAGCAGACCGAACTCGATATTGGGTGTTAAAAAGGTGTTTTAAGAACTCCTGACTCCAACGACTTTTCTCAGCTGTATCTTCATTAAGATAGCGTCGTACTCTAATAAGAAAATTCGAAAATGTACCCGTTAATTGTGCAGCCATTTATTTACTCCTTTTCTAAATAAGAAATAGCCCTCTTTAAGAATATTCTTCTGTAGTTGGGTAAGTATCGTCACAACTTGGACAAGTTTTCTTATTCATTTATACCTGTAATCAACCCACCTTCTTTATCAGTAATATCTCTAGTAATCTTAGAGCGTTTAGTATTAACACCTCCGCCACTGAAAATGATGTCTTTTTGGGGTCGGGTCGGATTAATAATTCCTCGATCATAATTCTCTTTGGCTCTTTTTACAAGCCATTTATTTTCATTTTGAATTTGATTTTGTAGATCATCTCTATCATTTTGCATTTGAATTCGAACAGCGTCTTGATCGTCTTCGAGTTTTCGATTCCACGCAAGGTGTCCGTACTTATCAGCAAATTTAGCCTGTAGGTAGAGTCTACGAACGAGAAGATTTAAATATTCACCGTGATCGTCTTCTATTTTTACAATATGAGCCCACCCGTGCGGGTCACACATTCTCCATAGATGCCAATGATTATCTGGATCTGGTTTCCCATCTCCATTGCTGCTCGTCACAAGGCCGAAGTTTAATTCACCAAATTTATGATTAATAATAAATCTAGTATTGTCAAGTTCGCCTTCATATTCATTAAGAATATCTTCCCACATGACGTTGTGTTTGTGATAAACAAGAAAAAATTTCTCATCTATTCCTTTAAGATCATAATAAAACCAAGATGGTAGATCAAGACCGGGGGAAAATTTACGATATTTTCCCCGCGGCCTCATTCTATTAGGTAGCCTAACCAAGATTTCCCCTCCTTTAAGCTTGTTTAGAATCCGTATACTTTAATTAAAATACCAAGACCGTTAATTCCCTCACAATCATTAATTGTAAGTTGTTTAAAGTTTGTGTTTGATTCATCAGAAGTCAAATCTACAGAACCAATTAATGCAGTCCCATCAAGATCTTGAACGGGGGTGATTTCTGCAAATAGTGGATGTGCTAATTGACTCTTGAATGTGTCCGCAGCTTTAAAATCATTTAAAGCAGCTTGTTGAAAATACAAAGTTTCTACTTTATATGGTCCACGAACATCAATAAAACGAACAAACGCTTCTTCTTCTGTTCCAGCAACCATAGAAGGTCCAGCCGCAGTTGCAACTTCAGCCAGTGTTCTTTCTGCCATTATTATCTCCTTTTGTAAGGTTCTTCTTTTCTACGTTCCCGCGCGGCCTTTGCATAAGGCTCTTGCCTTTTTTCTCTACACGAAAGACAGTACTTAGGGGGTTTGCCCCTATGACTCTTCCTTTGAATAGAAGCACCGCAATCTGCACAACGTAAATTCATATGAGAATAGGGGCTGGGCCGAAGCCCAGTCCCTTAACTCGTTAGCCTATTATGTTAAGCTTGCTGTAGAGGCGCTGTCGCCGATAGCGAGGAATCCCATTACACAAACATGTCCTTCGGATGTCGGATTTGTTAGACCGTCAAGAACTACATATACTTTTTGAGTACTTGTGTTATATTCAGCAGTCCAAATTCCTTCGTCGATGTTAAATACACCATTAACTGATTTAACATTAAATGAAACAAAGTCAAGTGTTTCTAGTCCAAAAGCCTTAGGGCCTCCTGACTCGTTTAGGTCTAACCCTGTTGTATCGGCCCATGTTGCTGAAAGTTCACCCCAAACAATTTCTTTATTGTTCTTAGATGTACCAGTTAAAGAGCTTCCAGTCCCCGGAAGTGTGAAACGTCCTTGGACCTTTACGTGAGTAATATCACCATTTGCCATTTTATTCTCCTTAAATTATTCCGCTTCCACTTCGGAAGCTATTACTGGACAAACACCAAACACTTGATTCTTTACAAATTCTGTATAGATTGTGAATGTTGGGTTTTGTCCTTTTTCATTTAACCACTGTGTGGCCGACCCGTCGGGGTTGAGACAAAATGTCCCAATCCCTGCGGCCGAAGCACAACTTACGCCGACAACTAATGCAATGAGTATTGCACCTCTTCGCATTAAGCCGAATCTCCCTTATCAAAGTTGAGCATACCAGTGTGTCTAGATGTAACAATTAGTTCATCTCCGACTGTGGCACCATCAATATTGAAAACGGTGTCTCTACCTGTTAGGTAGAAAGTAGGATCGGCCGTTGCCTTAGCTGATTGTAAGATAGATGCGTCCAGAGCGGTTGGTATAGATACGAAGTCGGCAGAACTGACGATAGTTACTTTAGTAACTACAACCTGTTCGCCGTTTCGTAGATCTACGAACTCTTGTCTTGATGGAAATAGTTTAGGCATTAAATTATCTCCTTATAGGCCAGCAGCGCCGGTAGAACCAGAACCTGCTGCATTTCCGATACATCGAACTACAAGCTTATAAGTGCCTGTTGTTGATAGAGTATCAATATGAACCTGCTTTACACCATCATCGGTCTGAAAAGCGAACCCAAGTCCCGTAGTAGTTGCAGCAAGGCTTGTATTGTTACCAACTGCCATTTGATTTGTAGTCACAGCAACTTCTGAAGTCGCACTTCCAGCAACAGCATTCAAAGTCTGAATTGCGTGTGTGCCAGGAAGTTCTGCAACGGATACCGCGGAATCAGGAACAACAACTCTAGTATCATTTCCTGAAGTGTGGCTCACATCGAAAATAATATAAGAATTGCCCGCTCTATCATCTACTACTAGACTATTTGTGGGTGTTACTACTGCGTCAGCCATAGTAAATCTCCTTATTATAAAATAGAGGAGGGCCCGGGGTTTATACCGAACCCTCCTCTGTATTGATACTGTTTTAACTAGCCGACTTAGGTTTAGTAAGTAGGTACTGTTAGACCAGTAATCTTTGCTGTTTGGTTAAGCATACGAGCAACGTTTTCGCCGTAGTACTTCAACAGTACTGTGAATGAGTCTGTGCCTGGTACCCAAGCCATGTTAACTCTTTCGTCAATACTTAGTGGACGTACAACGCCTCTTTCGACTGCTCCCAGGTTGATCTGGTATACTTGATCCGGTAGGGCTGCCCAAGAGATTAACCAAGGACGACCTTCGAATGTAGTAAGTTCTTGCTGAGCACCAAGTTCTAGCTTCATGTCGTTAAAACGACGGAAAGGTAGAGCAATTTCAGTGTAACGGTCGTACTGATCCCAGTTAGAAATCATTACGAAGCCGTCCATTGCTGCGGTGTCAGTTTCAACCATTAGCCGCTTGCGGAGTCGTCTTAGGAGAGACTCATCAAGGGCTGTAGATCCAGCCGGAATAACCTTAGACTGTAGAACAGGGTATGTTGTACGGCTTAGGTTATAGATTGTACCTGTAGCAGATACGATGGCTGGAAGACCAAGAGCTGTTACTTCCTGAGGTGCGCTTGAACCACTCTGTTCACCAGCAATATAGATACCATCACCACTTGTAGCAGTTACAGCACTTGATACTGTAATTGTTGAGTTAGCAACGTCTCTAGCTAGCACTGTAACAGGGCCAGCCTGTCGTAGACCAGTAGTGTTATTCAGGAATTCAACAACCTGACCAGAACGGAATGGACGAGCATCGTCAACTCCAACTACTGTGTCACCTGATGAACCGCCTGATTCATTTGTCAAACGTCCTGTACCGTCTCCGCGAAGGAATACGGTTTCGAAGTTTGCACCAGCTCTTTTCACAGATTGTGAAATAGCGTCGGTAATGCCCGAAGCGAAAGCATCTTCACCACCCTTACGGGATACGGCTTCTGCAAGACCAGAGAAGGTTACTACGTGGTAGTACTTCTTAGGACGTACACGAGCCTGCTTGATGCGTTCGTTACCGGCTGTAGGGAGTGAGTTGTCGTCTGTTCCACGCCAACCACCACCTGATTCATTTCCGTCGATTCTGATTGGGAAATAAGCTCCGTCACCCGTAGGTACGAAACGTGGATTTTCTCTAAGTCTAGTATAAATAGGCGCAGAGAGTTGCTGCATTTGAGCAATATAATCAACCACATATCGACGGAGTAACATATCACCTAGAGTTTCAAAGGTAATCATTTAATGTTGTCTCCAATATTCCGCCATTCCCATCAGATCTAATTAAACTTTAATTATTTCCTGCCAACTTTCATTGCTCGGCCCATATCTGCGGCGAATTCATCATCAGAAATTTCAGATTGAAGAATCTTTCGACCTCCAACTTCGACTTCCTTAAATCCACCGTAGTTTTTGCCTTGAATGATTTGTTGTAGCTCCTCTTGAGGAGTTAGGGTAGGCTTTTCTTCGATTTCAACTTCGTAACTATCTGGATCAGCAGGATCTATTAAACCACCGCGAGGTACGCCAAAATAATCAATTGTTTCTTGGAACGTTGTTCTCAAGACCTCATGAAGTTGA